AATTATTCATTCTTAAAAGAATCTTGGGCAAATTTCTATTTACTTGGCGGCGGTTCACAATTTTCAGAAGTTGGTATCTTACCAAGTAGTGATGTTGAGTTTACGGTTCGTTATGATCCTGAAATAAATTATGCGTGTAGGATAAAGTATGATAATCAATATTATTCTATAAGGCATATCTTTACAGAAGGACGTTGCGATTATACAAGAATAAGATGTAAAGTTTGGGAGGAAGAATAAAATGGATATGGAACTAAGAGGTGGGCAAGAAGCATTAAACTCTTTAAATGAACTTGATTTTTTAACTCAAGAACAAATATTAATGGGTGCAATGAAGAGTGTAGCAAGAAGATCCGTCTCTTCTCCTTTAAGAACTGCAATGCCTTATTCTCCAGAAATGAAAAAAAATATTGGTATTTTTACGAATAAATCTATTCCCTTATCAATTTGGGCAGGTGTTCGTTCGGGTGAACGAAATAAAGATAATCCAAAACAACCCCCTAAAGGAATAATTTTAAGATTCTTGGAAAAAGGAACTAAAGAAAGAACTACAAAAAAAGGAGCAAAAAGAGGAAGTATTCTTGGAAAAAATAGAATTTCTGGAATGATAGATGGTTTAGCTGAAAACTTTGTAGATTTATTTAATGAGGATTTTTTAAATAGAGTAAATAAAATAAAAGCAAAAAAAGTTAAATAATATGGCTTACCAAGATGATTTATATCATATAATGACAAGTGATACTTCATTAAATACTTTAGTAAATAATAGAATATTCTTTGAGACTCTTGAAGAAAACTATGATATTACAAAAGATTGGATAGTATTTTCATTTCGTAAAGCTTCACAAGTAGATTGTATTAATTCAAAGAATGCTTTTACGAATTATATTATTTTCGTTCGTATTATTTCACCAAGTACTGAAACAACAAACCAATTGTCAGATTATATACAAGATATGTTAAATGGAAAGGAATATAATGGAATACAAGATATTTGGTTCATAAATGATACTCATAGTTTTGATCTTGATAAGGATCAATACTCAAATCTATTGGAATTTAACTCAATCTATATTTAAAAATTAATAATATATAATTAAACTAAAAATAATATTTTATAATGGGAACACCTTTATTTAGTAAAGCAATGAAGATCTATATAGATGCTTCAACTGTTGGATGTGCAACTGACTTTTCTCTTTCTCTTGACAGAGATATGATTGAAGTTGCTTGTATGGATGCTTCTGGGGCAAAACAAAATATTCCTGATATGCATGGATGGAGTGTAAGTGGCTCCGGATTAGTAATTAGAACAGCTACTCAAACCGGATATGGTATGTTTGAAATGGCAGATAGTCTTATGAACTCAGATGCAAGCATTGGTATTATGATTAAACCAGATGTATCGGCAAATAAGTATTATTCAGGTTCAGGATATTTCTCTTCTATTTCAATGGAAGGCGGAGTTGGTGCAGCAGTGACTTATTCATTTGAGATCACAGGTTCTGGACCTCTTGAGATATTAACAACACCTTAATTTTATAATTTATGCAGGAAGTTCAATACATTTCCTTTAAAGGGGAAAAATGGCCTATTCGTGTCAGTTATGCAGCTATACGTAACTTCGAACGTGAAGGAAAAGGTTCTTTAAATGATCTTGAGAATGATATTTCTTTACTTGAAGTTTTACTTTGGTATGCTTTAATAGCAGGACATAAAGCTTTAGATCGACCTATGACTTTAACAAAGGATCAAATGGAAGATATTCTTGATGAAAGTATGTCTGAATTTTATGAAATAATTATGCATTCATTTCCTTTGCCTAAATCTGGCGATACTGGAGATAAAAAAAAATAACGATTGAAGAACTTGGGGGAATGTGTTTAGTTTATCTTCACATTCCCCTTTATGAGTTCTATGATTATACTCCTAGAGAAATCGATATAGCCTTATCGATTTATTTCGAGCAGGAACAAATTAAAAATCAAGACGAGTGGGAAAGAACTCGTTTACAGATTTATTATAACTATCTCTTAACGCCTTCTCGAAAAAGAAAAGTTACCTACTCTTCATTTAAAAACGAACTATTACCATTTACTTTTGATAAAAAGGTAGAAAGGGATGTGATGTCTGACGATACATTTAAAGAAATAATTAGTCTTTTTTAAAATGAAATAAATAATAAAATAATTTATTTTTATGGCTTCAATATTAGCTGATTTAAGTTTAAGAATTACAGCGCAAGTAGCAGAACTTCAAAAGGGAATTCAAACCGCAAAGGAACAAGTAAAATCTTTTCAAACAAATGTAAAGAAATTAAATTCAGATTTAAAGGCTGGATTTAAAGATGCTGCTTCAAATGTTGGACAATCATTAAATATAATGACTGGTGGTTTAAGTGGTTTAATGAGTACTGGAGTTCAAGCATTTAAAACACTTGCCTCTTCAGTAAAAGGATTCGCTTCAGCATTTATGGCAACAGGTATTGGTGCTATAATCGCAGCAGTTGCTTTAGCTATTGGTGGTTTAGTAGCAGCTTTTAAAAGATCAGGTGAAGCAGCCGATAAAATGGAAGAGGTTCTTGGGTTTTTAAAAGGAGTTTTAAATTATCTTGTAGGACAACTTGTTAAAGTCGGTGAATGGTTAATAAAAGCTTTTTCCGATCCTAAAGAAGCAATAAAAGATCTTTGGAATGTAATAAAAGAAAATCTTGTAACGAGATTCCAAGGTGTGATTCAAATGTTTACGGCTGGGTGGGAAATAATCAAGAACGGTGCAATGGGTGCTGGGCTTGCTATAAAAGGTATTTTTGATAAAGATGCAAAAGAACAAGCAAAACAATACTTTGAAGCTGCGGCTGAAGGTGCAAAGAAAGTAGGTGAAGCAGTTGTTATGATTACTACAGGAAAAACCATTAGTGAACTTAAAGAAATAAAGGATGAAATAATTGCAGCTGGAAAAACTGGATTAGGTTTAGCTCAACAAGAAGATGCTTTAATGGATAAGCAGATAAAGAACACAGTTGAGTTAGCAAGAATGGAAACAAAGTTAGCTCAAACAAGAGAACAACTTGCTGGAGAAGCTGGAAAAACAGAAGAAAGTAGATTAAAAAGACAAGAACTTCTTAATAGTATTATGTCTCAAATGGACGCTATTTCAAGAAGGAGAATAGATTATGCTTATGAAGAATGGAAATTACTTGAAGCTCAAGCAAAAGCTGCCTCTGATACAAGTGATGATACAAGATTAAAGATTGCTCAGGCTCAAGCAAACTATGAGAATGAAGTAGCAAGGGCAAGTGAAGAAGTATTAAGGTTTAAGAAACAAGAAGCAACAGTAGATGCTCAAATTGCAGCTGATATAGCAAAACAAGCTGAAAATGAAAAGGCATACCAAAACGAATTAATGAAGTTAGAACAAGAGAATACTTTATTAAAAATGAAAGATGCAAGACTTGTTGCTGAAACTAAACTTCAATATGAAAAAGAAAATGCTTTAGCTGAAGCTCAATCTGCGAAAGAAAGAGAATTAATAGAAGCAAATTATCTTGCAAAGGTTGGACAATTACACGATGAATGGAGAGCAGAAGATTTAGAAAAAGCTCAGAATGCGGCTCAAGATCGTTTAAGTAAAGAATTAGAAAATGATAAATTAACAAAAGATCAAAGACTTGCTTCTCTTGAAGAACTTCATACACAAGGACTTGTAAAAGATCAAGAATATGAAGATGCAAAAACAGCTATACTTCAAGCAGCTGAGGAACAAAGAGCTCAAATAACACAACTTGCTTTTGATGCTGCTTTGTCAATTACAGATACTCTTGCAAATCTTTATGAAGCAGCGAAAAATCGTGAATTAAAAGCAGCTGGAGATAATGCAGCAAAGAGAGAACAAATTGAGAAAAAGTATGCTGAAAAACAAAAGAAAATTTCTATAGCTCAAGCTATAATAAATGGAGCATTAGCAATTACAAAAGCTTTCGCAGATTTAGGACCTATAGCGGGTGCTATTACATCTGTTTTAGTAGCTGCTTCAACAGCCGCTCAGATTGCTGTGATTTCAAGTCAATCTTTTGCTCAAGGTGGTTTAGTTTATGGAGAGACTTTAGCTACTGTTGGTGATTATCCTTCGGCTTCTGTAAACCCTGAAGTTATAGCTCCATTAAATAAACTTCAGAAAATATTAGCAGAAAGTTCTTCAAATCAGGTTCTTAAAGGAGAATTTCGTTTAGATGGACAAGATTTATTATTAGCTGTTACGACCGCTGAAACTGTAAAATCATTAAGATAATGGCTTATACTGAAAAATATTATTTAGAACATATTTCAATTGGTGGAGTTGGATATAGAATTAGTTTACAAAAAAATGACTATTCAGGAAATCCAATTAGGTTAAAATTAGCCGGAAATAATGGACTTCAAATTGATTATAAACATGATGGATGGTTTAAACCTTTAATTGGACAAACTTGTTCATTAAATATTTTAAATGATTCATCAAATTGGTATGATTTAGAGGATATAGCAACACTTGATGAAAAAGAATTTAAAATAGTAGTAAATGCCTCATTAGGAACTGAAGAAGTAGTTTTATTTAATGGATTCATAAACTCAAATGTTGTCACACAAAAATATTTAGAAAATTCAATTATAAAATTAACTGCTTCAAATTATATTTCAAAATTAAATAACACACATCCTATTATAATTGATGAAATAGATCGTAGAAGCATTTTAGACGTAATTAATGATACGTTAAAGTTAACTGGTAAATCTGATAATATAAGATTAAATTGCTCATTAGATCCTTCCGGTGCGACATTAACGAATACAAGAAGTTGTTTTAATACTTGTGCAGTAGATACTGAAGTTTTCTGGGAAAATAATATAGATAAAAATGGTGGAGAAGAAATATTAGAAAGTTTGCTTATACCATTTGATTGCTATTTATATTGGTGGAATGAAAAGTGGTACATCCAGAGATATGCCGATGTTTGGGTTAATGATGGTAGTAAATATTATATAGAATATTCAGCAGATTTAAGTTATGGATATAGTGATGATGGAAGTTTAGTAAATATTTATGAACCTTCAATTTATTTACCTATTTCAAGTTTTACAGATAAAGCATTTACAGGAGGTTCTCAATCTATTTCAATGATTCCAGGTTTACAATTTCTCGAAATAAACGCTGAAACCGAGCAATATATTAACTTAACTGGTTGGGATTTAGCTGAAGTAAATATAACAAGTCAAACTCCTACAGTTACTTATCCTAAAATAAAAGGATGGGATGTTTATGCAAGTTATAATAAAACAAATGGAATATATTTTCCTGGCTATCAATCAAATGGATTTTTTGAAGTATCTACTGGATATAATGTTCGTGAGACATATCCATTTTTAGGACTTGCTCCAATGAAACCTGGAAATCCTTATAAAACAATAGGTAATGCAATTTATCGTTATGGGTGGCCAGCAAGATTTTCAGGTGGAGTTTTCCAGAATAATGAATATGATTATGGTAGTTTATCTACAAGATTTAGAATGACTATAAATAATGAAAAAGATTTCGTTGATGCTTCTCTTGGTTCTGCTACAACACTAAATATTAAATTCAAATATGCAAGTATTTATCCTGGAAGTGGTGGTTTTTCTGCTTATGATCATAGATTAATTTATTGGTTAAGGGTTCCTCCCGGAAATCGTTATATAGTTTATGAACCAAATGGTGATTATTGGAAATTTTCTACATCAAGTTCATTTAAAGATGTAAGTTGTCACGTAGATATTGGTGGCTCTGATTTTAATCCTGATACAGGTGTTGCTGAAGTAAATATTGATATTCCAATTGGTGATGTAAGTGGATGGACTTTAGGAAGTGGAGATTTTGAGTTAATTTGGGGAATTACTTCAGGTGATAGAATAAGCCCAGCAGGAGCAAATAATTATTATACTTATAATTTATTTGCTTATTATGGAGATTTTCGTATTAGTGCAAATAGTGGTTTACAAAATAATAGATTAACTGCTGAAATTAATAATAAAGTTCTTAATAAAGAGACAGTTAATTTAAAAGTTTTTGATGTTGATAATTTAAATTATAGAAATGGGATTTTTTATGGTTCTTCTTGGGAAAATAGAACAACATATTGGACAGATAAAGATGCCTTACAATATTATTCATTACAAGAATGGTTAATTCATGATAGATTTCAACTTTATAATAGAAATAGAAGAAAAATAGATGGAACATTAAAATATGCAGGATTCTTAAAACCATTTAGTATGTGGGTTGATACTTATGATCCATCAATAAGAAAATATTTACTTACAGATTATACATATAATGTAGGCGATGATACTTATAAATGTTCTTGGTTAGAGTATGATAACTCAGAGACAATAAATTTAAATTATTAAAATGGCAATAGACGTTTCATTAAAAAGTTCTTATGTTGATCACGGTTTTTACCTAAAAGGAGGAACTGCTGCCGGAAATATTTATGTTTATAATACAGGTGGTGGAGGTTTAAATTCAGCAAACTTTTATTCAAAGGTAGAACTACAAGATGGGGCTTTAGATAATTTATATGTTAGAGATACTTCATTTGGATTTGGGTTACTTTATGATAATGGATTTTGGGTAGTTGATGAAAGTATCTTTTATTCAAAGGTAGAACTACAAGATGGGGCTTTAGATAATTTATATGTTAGAGATACTTCATTTGGATTTGGGTTACTTTATGATAATGGATTTTGGGTAGTTGATGAAAGTATTTTTTATTCAAAGGTAGAACTACAAGATGGGGCTTTAGATAATTTATATGTTAGAGATACTTCATTTGGATTTGGGTTACTTTATGATAATGGATTTTGGGTAGTTGATGAAAGTATTTTTGTTCAAAATTCATCCTTAGGAACTGGATTTAAACTTGATAGTTCTTCTATGTGGATTATAGATTTAAGTTCTTTAGTTGGGTTTGTTAGAGATTCTTCAATGGGACCTGACTTTGTATTTGATACTTCAACACTACAATGGAAATTAGACATAACAAATAATATTTCAAAAGAATATGTTGATGGTTCTATAGCTGCTTTAAATGCATCAGTTGGTTTAGCTTTAACAAAGTTCATTCCTTCTGCTTCTTTAGGTAATGATTTTGAGTGGAATAATGGAAAACTTTATGTAAGTGGTGAATTTATGAAATGCGCATCCTTTGGAACAGATTTTTATTGGGATGCAAGCAATTACTTGGAAGTTAGTACTGGTTTATTTTTTCTTTCAAAATTAAAAGATGTAAGTTTACATTCAGATTATTACGAGAATGGTAAAGGAAGATTATTAATGTTTGCTCCAGATATTAGTATGTGGGTTGACTCAAGTACACAAGATCCTTCAGAATACCAAGTTTTACAATGGAAAACAAACACTTGGGTAAATAGAACCCCCGTAGATATTTCTGGATTCTTTTATTTAAAATGGGAAACGGATGCTTCATTTTCAAATGTTTATGGATATATTAATTCATTAAATACAGCATCAAAAAGTTATGTTGATGGTTCACTTGGGCAATATGTAAAGAATTCAAGTATTGGATCAGGTTTAACTTGGAATAACACAACCCATCAAATTGATACAAGTTTAGATATTTTAACAAGTTTAACTGCTTTAACTGACGTTTCAATAGTTGATCCAAGTCACGGACAAGTTTTGGCTTATGATGCTTCAAATAGTGTATGGAGAAATGATATTGTTGATGTTTCAGTATTTGAAAGTGTTGATATCACTGATTTCTTTTATACAAAAACACAAATTGATGCACAATTAAAATATAAATCATTTACAGAAGTAAGTACAGCTTATACAGTTAGTTCTTCAGATAATTTAAAGGTTATTAAATGTGATGCGTCATTAAGAATTACTTTACCAAATACACTTTCTGAAGGATTTCAGACAACTATTTTAAATGCAAGTACTGGATATATTACTTTAAATGCAAGTACTTTACTTTCAACTGATTCATCTATAAGATTAATTGACCAATATGCAGGAGCTTCAGTTGTTCATTATGGCGGAGGTATTTGGTATGCTTTTGGAAATTTAAAGTAATCTTATATGTTAGAACGAAAGAAATATATTTTAAAGTGGAATAATGATACTTGTAAACTTGGAGAAGAATCTATAGATATTCTTGCTGGATATTGGTATCCTATTGATATTTCAACTGATGCAAGTGTTTATTATGACGGCGAATATGTAAAAATTACTTTTTTCGAAAGTGGAACTTTTTCTTTTCGTAAAGTTATAGGAAATACTATAGAAGCATCAGTTTATGTAATAGCAGCAGGAGGAACTGGTGCAGCAGATTACACTAAAGGCGGTGATAATACATATCCAGGTGGTGGTGGTGCTGGTGGTGTTTCTATAACCAATTTAACTTTATCTGAAGGTTTAGTTTATAATGCAAGTATTGGAAATCCAATAACTTCAGGGTGGCCAAATCCTTTGAATGGTGAAAATTCATATTTTTCTGAAAATAGTTCTACTTTAATTACTACTTATGGGGGTGGTGGAGCCTGGAGTGAGATTTACGTATGGGGCGGTAAACAATGGACAAGACCTTTAAAATCAAGTGGTGGTTCGGGATGTGGTGGTTCTTATTACGAGGAATACCAAAACCCATATTTAAATCCTCAAATAAACATTTCAGAACCAGGAGATTCAAGTTCTGGAACACCTTCACATTTTGGATTTCCAGGTGGACCTGTTTGGAATTGGACTCCTGATTTTTTAGTAGGTGGAGGCGGTGGCGGAGCAACAGGCCCCGGAATAAATGGTGCTGGTGGACCTGGTATTTCTTTAAATTTAACTGATGAAATTATAGAATACGCTCAAGGAGGTAATTTAGGAACTGGACAACCAGGAACAAGAGGATCTGGAGGAAAAAAGGGTAAAGAATTTAATGGACAACCAGGAATTATTTCAATAATTTTTAAATATGATGATGGATATTAATTATGTCTTATAAACCATTACTTATAAAAGATAATAAAGTTGTTTTTTATGATAATAAAATAGCTTTTTATGATTTAAAATTTAAACCAGGTGAATATCCTACAAATGGTTTGCTTGCTCGTTGGATGTTTAATGGAGATTTAACAGATAGTTATAATTCATTTGATTTAACTTATGTTGATTTAGGTTCAGCATCTCCATCATACACAACTGGACACGTAAGTGCACAAGCAATTTCATTTAATATGGATGGTGGTGCTTATCAAAGTGATGCTTCAATTGTTGGTACATTTACAACTTGGAAGCCATCAACAACTGCTTGGTGGCAAAAAGTCTTACTTCCTTATGGTGATTGGGCAAATATTTCATTTGAAATATCAAGAACAATTGATTCAGATCAGGATATGAGATGCAATAATGGAACAACTGGTGGTGGAACTGGAACTATTTCAAGAAAATGGTATTCTTTAATAACACACGCTTTACCAAGTACTTGGAATCATTATGTTTTAAGAGTATCAACAGGATCAATATGTGATGTTTTTATAAATAATATACTTGTTGGAACAATTCCCTATGCAACTATAAGTTCACCTACAAGATTGGGATGGGGATATAGAGTTGAAGCTTCGGGTTCAAAGTTTAAAGGATATATAAATGCTGCCTATGTTTATAATAGAGCAATATCGGATGATGAGGTTGCTCAACTTTATAATAATGGAAATGGTGTTTAATATAAAATAATAAATATAAAAAATTTACTTATAAAAATGGCTGAAACGATATATGGGCGTGTATTTGATGGTTCATTGGCAGGATGGATAGCTGACATAATTATAGATGGAAATATTTCCAAATTTGATTCTTCTATTGGAGCTTTATGGGATTATGAAGCTATTCAGGATGCTTCTATTACAGCAATAGTTATAGGAACAGGATTCCTAAAGGAAAGTTCTTTAGGAACTGATTTCGTATGGGATAATGGTGTTCTTGATGTCTCTGTTGCTCCAGGAGTTGATCCTTCTATAAATGATTTATATAATTATGTTGAAGACCTTTCTGCATATACGTATTCTCATACTCATGCTCAAGATGCTTCTATTGGGGAATTATTTGTTTATGTTGAAGACCTTTCTACATACACATACTCCCATACACATGCTCAAGATAGTTC